ATATTATATGGATTATATGGGATATTTTTTTGGAGGAGGCGGCAAAGCGCAGCACACTGATACAGCGAATTGTAAATAGTGCGTTGAATATATTTTGTTTAAGATACAGACCGGGATGTCATAAAAAGCGCCGCTTGCTAATGTATTTCATTATAGAAGTATTTACAGAGCCTTTTTCTACTGACGAGGAAATTGTAAAGGACAAAAGTAAAATACAAGTAATCACACAGAACATACACAAGATTTACAAACAGATTAAGAAGAATGAACATTCACCAGGAACAGATTATTTGTATCAGAATACCAAAGAAAGCAATTTGGAGAAAACGATTGAGAAGTTGGAAATGATGAACAGTTTTGGAGAGAATTATACACCGCGACTATAGAATAAAATAAAATATGCAGTTATTTTATATTCTAATATAAAATGCGTACTAACAAAACTCGAAAGAATAGAACCATGAATAAAAACAAATATTCGCATCCGCATATTGTCTCCATGTTTCTCCAAATGTTGAACACGGTAAAGCTGTATCACTGGAAGACGAGCAGTTTTGCCCAACACAAGGCAACAGACGAGTTGTATTCGCAGTTAAATGAATCAATTGACTCCTTTGTTGAAATCATGTTGGGTAAAAATGGGTCCCGTGTTAATCTAACAGGAACCAAAACGATTCCTTTGTTAGATTACAACAATTTGTCTGACTTTAAAAAGGAGGTTGAACAATACAAGCATTATTTAATTGGCATGAGTAACGACGAAATACTTAAAAATGGGTCCAACACAGATTTGTTGAATACAAGAGACGAGATTTTAGGACATTTGAACCAGTTTACATATTTGTTAACATTTAAATAATACTGTTTCTTATATAACGATATATTCGTCGTTATTATAACAAAAAATTATTATATTTTTTTATTATAATGAGCACAACAACCGCAAGCAATAAAGATTTGGGAAGTTCTTTAAGTGATATTTTTTCTAGCAAACCGTCCACTCCTAGTTCAAATACATATGAACCTGGCAATGGCTTTACAAGTGGCGAGACGGGTATGGATACTGGTTTCTTTTCTAATATTACCTGGCAAACATGGTTAATCATCATATTAATTTTGGCTCTTTTAGGAATAAACATATTTATTTATTTAGCAAAAGGAACAGGAGCAGTAGCCGAGTTTATTAATACATATTTTGGTCCTGTGTTGAAGTTTTTTGGTATAACCGTTTTGGAAACAACAAAACAAACAATTAATGTGGCTGCTACTGGGACAAAAGCAGGAGTTGACGCAGTTGCTGACACCACTACTGGAGCGATTGATTATGTCGAAAAAGGAGCTACCAATATAAATACAACAAATACAACAAATACAACAAATACATACAAGGCAAAACAAACAACTGGAACGCAGCAAAATGCCATGCCAGTCCAACAGCAAATTCAAGAAGGAGGCAGCGTAAGTGAATGGAATGAAGACAACCTTGATAATGCTTTAAACGACGCATCAAAGAATTCTGAACCGCAACCGGACCAATCGATTAGCACAGTTCAGTCGTCAGGTAAGGCTGGATGGTGCTATATTGGCATGGACCGCGGAACTAGAGCATGTTCTGAAGTTGGCGTAAATGATATGTGTATGAGTGGCAACATATTCCCTAGTCAGGACATTTGTATGAACCCGAATTTAAGGGCGTAAACTTAATACAGTAAACTTAATAAATAATTTATATAATTTGTTTTATAAATTATTTGTTAGTATAGGTTATTTCTAGATAAAAATTAAATTAATTCCAATTAGTTGCGTTGATAGCTGGTATATTAGGATCCAAATATGTAGATTTGTAAGTCTTGAATGAAGCAATATTTTTGTTAGAAACAGCACTCATATCACTATTCATCTTATACATATTCATGAACATGAAGTTTGTAGCAACACCAGCATTTGAAAAAGTGAATTGGGTAGTTCCAGTCTTCAAACAAACATTCATTGAATTCGCAACAAATTTAACCTTATTTTGTGAAGCGCTGGTGTCACTGCCAATAACAATAGCATAGACTTCATCGGTTAATGAAACCAAATTAGTATCAATCGAGTGAATAGTATCATTATTACTTCTATTAGTGCCATTTTTAGTAGTAATACCACTACATTTTAAACTAGTAACATTGTAGTTATTCATTGGAACAGTATTTGTATAAAGTGAATAATGTTTGTTGCAAGATAAAGATGGTGTATCAACAGTAAATATAAAGTTGATTACAGCCCCAACCCATCCATTATAATAATTACTATATGGCGCAGCCTTAGGTTTTGTGTATACAGTTATAAATGGCATAGACATACTACTTCCAATAAAGGCATTCAAATATAAATTTTGAATATCGCCAACAGTCATAGTTCCATTTGATGGTAAATACCAATTTATTTTACTACTACTATTCAAGTTTTGGAAAAACCAGCCATCATTCGCTGTTATCATTCCAGATGGAATAGGCATAGGAGCACATTCATCCGCCCATACAGCAGGTAAGGCAGCAACGGGAAATGTATTGTATGCTTGCGCAACAACTGTACTAACAGATGTTACTATTTCCGATGATCTATCAACCAAACCATTATATTTATCATTAATGTTTTCAAGAGCAACAACTGTATCACTGTGACCGGCAAACGCATCAACTAATTTGTAAACATTGTTAAAATTATCAATGATTTGATTATCAACTCCCAACAAAGTATTAATTCTTTCAGCCTGGTTCCAAATCTGCTTGTCAACATATTCTTGGGTTGTTAAATAGCTCGAAGTGGATGATACAGTTGAAGGTTTAATTGCGGTGATTGATGTTGTTAATATATCAGACGCAGAGGCGGGTAAAACATATGAACCATATTCTACTGATGATACAGCATGTCCATCTGAACTAGAAACAACGAACTTATTATTAATATTTAGATCACCAAGAGCACTGACGGCACCTTTAGATACAATAGCGCCATCAGAATGGGCAACAGTAAACTTGTCACCATTAATTGCTAAATCGCCTTTAAACGCAACAGCTCCTGTAGAAGCCTGAACTGTAAATTTATCAACGTTGATAGCTAAATCACCAAGACCATTGAATGTGCCCTTGGATACAAAATTGCCAGTTTGGGCATTTACTGTAAATTTATCACCATTGATAGCTAAATCACCAAGACCACTGAATGTGCCCTTGGAAACAATAGAACCATCAGTATGGTCAACTGTAAACTTATCACCATTGATAGTTAAATCACCAATAAATTGAACATCGCCTGTTTCGGCAGTCACTGTGAAATTACCTGACGCAATATTTAAGTTACTAACAGCACTAATCGTGCCATCATTTCCGATGACAACATTCGAGCCTCCAATAGAGACGGTTCCAGTAGATGAAATAGTGCCACCAACTGTCAAGGCACCGGATGCCACCGCACCAGTTGATGATGTGACATTAAACATAGAACCAATTATCAAGTCATCACTGGCAATAATTTTTCCACTATCGGACACCGAAAATACATTGGTTGTAGCAGAAGCACTGTTCTTAACATTAATCGAAGTAGAATTTAATGAACTAACAGTTGTGATTGATCCACCTGAGACTAAGTAACCATCGGTATTAATATCACCAAGTGAATTAATTGTTAACTTGGATAAACCACTTACTGAAGATGAAATATTCAAACCAACCGAACTAACGGTTGAGTTACTTTTAAGAGCCAAATTACCGATTGTTAATCCTCCCGATGAGGTATTATCAATATATACATTTTTGCCCAAAGAGACGTTTAAATCTGCTGGGACGACAGCATTTGAAGGAACGGTAGCTAATGTAGGAGTATTAGGCGCCATATTTATACTATATGCTTATATATTAAAATATACAAAAAAAATGCCTCTCTTGAATATATTTTGTAGTATATCTTTTATCAGTGATTATCATTTATCCGCTACTTGAGTTAACTAATTTTGGCAAAAATAGTTGTAGTATTATTTTTATTGATATAAATAAAATCTGTATATGAATTTGCTGGTACACATATGGTGTAAGAACCATTTGGATAATACATTTGGTTATATATTTTATAATCAGATTGCACTAATAATAATTCATTTGTTCTATTGAATAATAATAAATTTTGTAAATTTGATGAAAATGTTGGCATTTCAAAATAACCAATAACAGGAACTGTTTCAATCACTTCAATATGTGGTTTTATATTTGTATTAGCAGTTGTAGTTGTATTAGTAGTTGTATTAGTAGTTGTATTAGTAGTTGTATTAGAAGTTGTATTAGTAGATTGCGTTACAATTGTTCTTGGAGTAACAGATTTAACAACAGGATTTTGGCTCGATGATGTAGTTGTTAATAAGTTTGGATTTTGACTTGATGATGTAGATAATAAGTTAGGATTTTGGCTCGATGATGTAGTTGTTAATAAGTTCGGATTATTCTGAGAAACAATATTTGATGGATTTGATTCAATCGTTCCGGACAGCGAAATAACATAAAATGTATCAGATGTGTTAGTTACGTTCACTATGTAACTCATATTCGTTGTATTCGCAATCAACAAATTATTCTGATAAATATTATAACTAGATATTGGCAGACAATCTGTAGTAGTAAACCACGATAATGTATTTATTCCAGCCGCAATAGTTAGCGTTAAAACAGGAGTCGCCGGCCTTACAGCACTGCCCAAAGGCGCATTTACAGGCCATTTATCTGTGCTGTTTGTCATTACATATTGTTGTCGAGGATACCACGTTGGATTGCCATCGTTCCAGCACAACTCTTGAATTTGACCAGGAACATCCGAGTCAGTTGTAGGATGACAATTATCCAATTTTATAGATGTAATGAGAAGCCCAGTACACAAGTTTTCTTGTGTTCCGCAAACAAGGTTGCCAAAATCTTGAATGACATCGGGTTCTACAGGCTGAACAGGAACCATTGGCATAACATTTCCAGTGCCACCAGGCGGCGGTGGAGGCGGAGGCGGTAGAACCTGATTAATGATAATATTAGCTACTTGAAATGGTAAAACGCTATTAATTGGTCTAATATTTGTAGGACAAGTAACAGGCAAATTTGTTGGTTGCCCGGTTGTTGTAACATTGGAACCACCAACGCGCATTAAACTCTGAGTATTCGGATTTGTATATCCGCGAGTCGATTGTGACGCAAATGTTTTAGTCCGATTCGTCCACTGTCCTTGTGCTATTTTAGAATAGCGCTGGTTTTTGGTTAGACTGCTACTATTATTTTTGTATTGTAACACATTGCCCTTGTTTATCATCGCAATTTCTCGAAGCAATGTAGAAGCAGGCACTTCTTTGGTTGAATAAGGCAGCCTTACCATTGTATTCGCATTTGTATTTGCGTCAGACCCATTATCAAAAGTAATACTATTTTGAACCCTAGACCATGCTCGCGGTGGTTGGGGTAAATAACATAGGCCGTTATAACAAATCATGTATTTATATCTTAATATATAAAATTATATTAAGATTCTCTTGTAAATTTATATCCTTGTACAAAACTGTAAACCCTCTATAGATTTGACCCAAAAAAGAACCACCTCAAGGATAAATAATTGGAACTCATTGCGCTAATGGAGTCAGTCGCCGACCCAGCCCCCGAACTTACCATCTTCGTGTTAGGCCCAGTCGTAACTAATTTTGTAATTTCATTCGAACCAAGAGCATAATTGTAATACCATAAATTGGAAATATATCCTGAAAATCCGCCATTCATCGCAACATACACATTTCCGTAATTCTGCTTGGGCACACCATGTAATTGATGACTTTTCGTAATTGTGCCATTAACATAAACATCCATAGTTGTATTTTGACAATGAATAATAACGTTGATCCATTTGTTCATAGGAATATTGGGAATAGTGATTTCCTCGTTGATTACATTATATGTATTCATAAAAATGACTAAAGCATTTGTATTTGGAGCAATGTATAATCCAGGTGCGTTATTCGGAAAATTAAGACCAACATGGCCGTCCTTTTCACTAGCAAAATCATTTCCCTTATAAAATACACATTTGTATTTTCCTGAATTATAAGTTAGGTCATCAATGAATATCCAAGTAGACCATGTGAATTCAATACCATCACTCGCATTTTCAGAACGAGTAATTGTTTTGGCACCACTCGAATTCGGGTCTTGTGGTATGACCATGAGTTGCTTTGCGTCAACCAAACCATTAATTAATTTGGGAGAACCAGTAGGACCAT